TTGTAGAAGATGGCACAGCTTTACCGACAAGAAATACAACAATACTTACAAAAATTTTAACTCCACCTGAAGGCTTGAGAGTAGATGAAAAAATTGTCACTATTAACAATAAGGCAGTATCAAAACTAATTCTTGATTGGCAAACGCAGTCAGGTGCGAGTAAATACGAGGTTCAATATAGATTTGCTAATGGTGATTTTAAAAAAATTGAAACTCTTTCAAGTGATGCTGAAATTTTCAACACAGATGCTGGTGAATATCAAATTAGAGTGTTCAGTTTTAATGCTCTTGGTCAGCCATCAAGACAACCAGCAACACTTACATTTAATGCTGTTGGTAAAACAGCACCACCCTCGGATATAACAAATCTTACTTATGAACCAATATCTGATAAAGAGATAAGACTTAGATGGGATGCTGTTCCAGACCAAGATGTTCGTGCAGGCGGTCGTATTCATGTACGTCACAGCCCCAAAACGGACGGAAGCGGTACTTTTCAAGATGCAACAGATTTAGTCTTTGCATTAAGTGGAGCATCAACAGAAAAGGTTGTTCCATTATTGGAGGGTGAATATATACTAAAAACCCAAGATGATGGTGACAGATTCAGCACAGGAGAAACTTCACTAGTTATTGATCTACCAGAGGCACAACCAAAATTATTAGTACATACAAGAAGAGAAGATCAAGATAGTCCAGCATTTCAGGGGGCAAAGACTAATATTGGATTTGATTCTGGTACAGGATCAATAAGTTTGGCTGGTACAGGTAATTTTGATGATAGTACAGATATTGATTCTGAAACCTCTATTGATGATTTAGGTGGAGTAGCAACTACTGGTACATATTTATTTAACGAAGCTTTGGATTTAGGTGCAGTATTTAGTCTTGATTTAAGAAAACTTATTCAAACAGATTCTGTATATTCTTCTGATTTGATTGATTCAGTAACAGATATTGATGCGAGACAGGATTTTGATGGTGCTTCAAGTGTTGATACAAATGCAGAAGTTTTTGTTCAAGCATCACAGGATGGCACTAGTTATGGATCATTTCAAAAATTTGCAAATGGAACTTTTAAAGGTAGAAAATTTAAATTTAAATGTGTATTAACAACACAAGATACAAACCAGGATATAAGAGTTAGTCAGCTTGGATATTTTGCAGAATTTCAAAGGAGAACAGAACAAAGCACAACAACTATTGCTTCAGGGGCAGGGGCAAAGTCGATAACCTTTAATTCACCTTTTTTTACGGGTACTAGTGCATTATTAGGTGCAAACTCTAACCCGCCAGCAATAGGAATTACTGCTTTTAATATGGCCTCTGGTGATTTCTTCGAGCTTTCAAGCATCACTGGTAGCGGATTCACTGTACACTTCAAAGATAGTTCTGGTAGTTCTGTGGATCGAAACTTTAACTTTACTGCCATCGGTTTTGGTAAAGGTTAATTTTTAGGATATACTAAAAAAAAATAGTTATCTGTTATGTCTAGAGTTGATAGTACAGGTGGTACAGGTTTTACAGTTGATAATGGTACTGGTCTTGTAGTTAGAACAAAAATAAATCAAATAGCGGCAGCGTTATCTACCTTAAATCAAGGCTCTGGTGATCCATCTGTAGGTGTAGCAGCTTATGTTCCTCATATTGATGGCAATACCTTAAAAATTAGAAATGCAGCTAATGATGCTTTTGTTACTTTAGGTGATGTTAGTGCCACAAATTTCGGTCATGCGGGATTATCGGCAGCAAATACTTTTACCTCAACAAATATATTCCAGGAAGATGTAACATTTACAGGAGCAAGTGCAAATATTGTTTTTGATAAAAGTGCTGATGATTTGATATTCAACGATAACGCAAAAGCTGTTTTTGGAACAAGTTCAGATGGTCTTGAAATATTTCATGATGCAAGCGATAGTATTATTAATGATAATGGAACAGGATCTTTAAAATTACAGCTTGGAGGCTCGACTAAAGCTGAAATAGTTTCTGGTGGACTTACAGTTACAGGAACATTAACAGCTACAACACTTGCGGGAACTTTATCAACTGCGGCTCAAACAAATATAACTTCTCTTGGAACTCTTACAGGTTTGACGCTTAGTGGAGATATGACTTTTACAGGAGATAGTGCAAATGTGGTATTTGATAAATCAGATTCAGCACTTGAGTTTGCTGATAATGCAAAGGCAATATTTGGAACTGGTTCGGATTTAGAAATATATCACGATGCAAGTGATTCAATTATTTTTGAAAATGGAACTGGAGTTTTAAAATTAGCTACTGCTGGTGCTTCGGTTGACATTGTTAAAGGCTCAGATGCTTCAGAAACAATGGCAAAATTTATTATTAATGGTGCTTGCGAACTTTATCACGACAACACATTAGCCCTCACTACAATTTCAAATGCTGGAATCAAAATTTCTACACACGCAGCCTCAGACGTAGTTGCCCTTACTGACGGATCAACAATAACTGTTGATTTTAGAACTGGCACACATTTTTCTGTAACACTTGGAGGTAATAGGACTTTTGGTGATCCAAACAGCACAGGTGACGCTGTTGGAAGTAGTGGAAGTATATTTATAACTCAAGATGGCACAGGCTCCCGTACAGCTTCATTTCATGCCGATTATAAATTTGCTGGTGGTACTGCCCCAACATTATCAACAGCAGCTAACGCAGTAGATAGATTAGATTATGTTGTTAAAGCAGCAAACGTGGTTCATGCTGTTGTTACTTTAGACGTTAAATAAATGGCGTTATTGCACCCTATTTTACTTGGAGCTTCTGGCAGTGCTGATGCTGATTTTACATTAGAACGTAGTTTAAGATTCAATTCTGGCGATAGCCCACATTTAACAAGAACACCTAGTAGTGCCGGTAATAGAAGAACATTCACATTATCTGTATGGATTAAAAGAACTGTATTTGAAACAGATCAAGCGATTTTTGATGCACAGGTTAGCTCTGGTAATCAGGCGACAATAAGATTTTCTGATGAAGGATCAAATGATGATGAATTTAATATTTTTTATTACGATGGAAGTAGTTTTGTTTTTCAAGTAGTCGCTATTGATGAATTTAGAGATCCTACAGCTTGGTATCATTTTGTAATTGCTTTTGATACTACACAATCGACCGATTCAGACAGGGTAAAAATATATAAAAACGGAACGCAAATAACACGAATAGCAGGTAATGCAACTTATCCAAGTCAAAATTACCAAACACCATTTAATAATACGAATTTACATACAATAGGAAGAAATGGTACTGCAAGTAATTTTTTGGATGGCTATATGGCTGAAATGAATTTTATTGATGGACAGCAACTGACACCAAGTTCATTTGCAGAAACAGACCCTGTTACTGGTCAATATAATCCTATAAAATATACAGGAAGTTATGGAACAAATGGTTTTAGATTAAATTTTGAAGATAATTCTGGAACGACTGCAACCACGTTAGGCAAAGATTCAAGTGGAAATGGTAACAATTATACGCCTAGCGGATTTTCAGTGACTGCTGGACAAGGTAATGATTCTTTAGAAGACACACCTTTACTAAATTATCCAGTTTTAAATCCTCACCAAACAAGAGATCCTGATAGATTAAGTAATGGAAATTTAGATATTGATTTTTCTGATAGTGATGACAACGCTGCCTCTGTTGCAACATTTCCTATGATCTCAGGTAAATATTATTTTGAGGTGTTAATAAGATCAGACAGCAGTGCAGCAGGTAACACTATATTAGGTGTTTCTCCTGTTTCATATATGGAATTAGTAAGGGCTAGTACAGATAATGCTTGGCCAGGAAAAGATACTGACAGCGGTGTAGGTTTAGAGGGAAGCGGTGATGTATATGTTGATGGATCAAGTCAAAGTTATGCAACAAGTTTCACAACTAATGACATCATTGGGGTTGCTGTAGATTGTGATAATGCAAAAGTTGCTTTTGCAAAAAATGGTCAATGGAAAGGTAGTAGCACTACATGGAATAGTAGTGTTCCTTTTTCATTTAGTAAAGTTTCAATTGATGGAACTAAACCTTATGTTTTTGCAGTTGCTGATACCTCAGGTTCAAAAGATCCTAAATTTACAGTCAATTTTGGTCAACGTGCTTTTTCACACAGCATACCTAATGGATATTCAAAATTAAATTCAGCAAACTTACCCGACCCAACAATAACTTTTCCTAATTTACACTTTGATGCTTTTACCTATACAGGTAATGGAGGTTCAAAATCTATAACCGACTTTCAGTTTGCACCTGATTTTACATGGATTAAAAATACTGATATATCGTCTGGTCATAAGTTAATTGATACAGTAAGAGGAGCGGGTTTAGGATTAGGTACAAGCACTACAAATGCTGAAGTTGATAATTCTGACAAATTTACAGCTTTTACAAGTAATGGTTTTACATTAAATACTGACGATAATAATTTCAACAGTAATGGAAATGAATATGTTGTTTGGGGGTGGAACGCTGGTGGCTCAACAGTAACAAATTCTACTGGATCTATTTCTGCACAACAAAGAGTAAATACAACTTGTGGATTTTCAATATCTTCTTATACAGGAAACAATAGTAATGGAGCAACAGTTGGACATGGATTAGGTATAAAACCAGATATGATAATAATAAAAAGAAGAGATTCCGCTGATAATTGGATGTTCTACCACAATAGTTTGAATAGCGGTTCAAATCCAGAGCAATATTATATGGAAATAAATAGTAATGGCGCAAGAGTGAATGCAGCTACGATGATGAATAATACAGCACCTACAAGTTCGGTATTTAGTTTGAGAAATGATCCTTCAGTAAATGGTAGTGGAGCTACTTATATAGCTTATTGTTTTGCAGAAATATCTCAATTTAGTCAGTTTGGACGCTATATCGGAAATTCAAGTAGTGATGGGCCATTTATACATACAGGATTCAGGCCAGCTTACGTTCTTGTAAAAAAAGAAAGTGCAAGTTCTGGTAACTGGTCGGTTTATGATAAAGCAAGATCACCAAACAATCCAGGTCGAATTATTTTTCCTAACCTTAATAATGCAAATGGTAGTAGTACCTTAGCAGTTGATATGTATGCTAATGGTTTTAAGTTAAGAACAAGTAGTAGTAATAGAAACGCAAATGATGAAAATCATATATATTATGCTTTTGCAGAAATTCCTTTTAAATATGCGAGAGCAAGGTAATATATAAATATGGCTTTTAAATTAGACGGAAATCCACTTGCACTTGATGTTCCCTTTACAGTTGGAACAGGAGAAAATGCTATAAATTACCCCGCTAACTGGTTAAGATTATCTACAGCGGAAGAAAAGACAGCCCTTGGTATTACTGAGGTAGCTGATGATCCAGTTTTTGATACACGTTTTTACAAAGGTGATGGAACTGCGAAAGAGCTTGATGATAAGACAGAAACAATAGACGGAGTAGAAGTAAAAACTTTAGGTGTAAAATCTGAATTAAAAGAAAAAGAAAAGATAACAGCCGGTAAATTATTAGCAAAGTATGATTGGTATGTTGTGAGAAAATCTGAAAAAGGAACTGCAATACCCACAGCAATCAGTACATATCGTGATGGAGTCCGAACAGCTTGTGATACAAGAGAAACAGAAATTGATAATTGCGCTACTACTTCAGCATTAGTCACTTTATATGGATTCACAGTAAAAGATGGTGTAAACACCCCAAACATGACACAATATCCTTTAGATCCTAATGATACATTATGAATTTAAATGAAAGAAAAAAACAACTTATAAAAGAAAATCAAGAGGCAATAACTGAATATGAAAAAGCTGTTCAAGCTGCAAATGCGTTTAAAGCAAAAGCATTTTCTTGTCAGGAAAGACTAAAAGAAATAGAAATGCTACTTGTAGAATCAGAACAGAAACTCAGTTAAGTTTTTCTTGCATCTGTCTTGTCATTAACCCCATCGTGACGTAGAGAGGAGATAGAGCTACAATAAGCAATAATACAAGCACACTTGTAAAAGATAGTGCTTTCAAAATTACAAATTTAATCATGTTTCAAAAAATTGCTAATATTTTATCAATTATCTCATTTTTAATGGTTTCAACAATGTCTGTTGGAGCTTTTCTTGCGATTCGTTATATGCAAAGCCCTGAGTTTGAAAGGACACTTAAAAATAAAATTATGGGAAGTTTAGAAGATAAACTACCAGATGTGATGGGAGATAAGATACCAAGTCTCACAGGGCCATCTTTACCGATACCATCAAAGAAAATTGGTCTATGAAATGTTATTGGTGTGATAGCAAATTAATTTGGGGTGGTGACATTGATATAGATGAGTCTATGCCAACTTATCCTGAGTATTCTGTTATGACTAATTTGTCTTGTTCTAAATGTTTTGCAGAAGTAGAAGTGTTAAAGAAAAGAGATGCCTTTGATTAATGATTTTTGGATTTATAAAAAAGCTAGTCAAATATTACATAGATAAATTAATACATTGGATGCGTATGACTAAATTTAATTTAGAGCTAGATAACGACATAAAAAAATATCACGAAGAATTAGATAAAAAGATTAAAAAACCAAAAATTGTAGAAAAAGGTACTTTTGGAGAAGATGGTTGGTCTATTTCTTTAGGAGATATAGAAGATGGAAATCCCAAGAATTGAAATACCACAGATAAAGATTAAAGAAATTTTCATTCCCAGAACAAGAACATGGGAACAATATCCAACAACTTTAGATATTATTGATAAACCAAAGATTGACTATCCTGTTGTAAGCTATCCAACATTTGAGGCTTTACAATATAATCCTGATAAATTTATCCCAACAGACCCAGTAAAACAGCCAGAACAACCACAACCAGAAATTCCACAGCCGCCAGAATACAAACCTAAAGCTAAAAAAGATAAAGAGTTCTTTGTCAAATGCCCTAATGAAGATAATATTCCAGTAGGAAGCTACCCTAATGATTTGAAGCTACAAGTCGTTATAGGTCATTCTGTAAAAAATGGTAAGTGTTATGAAATCTACAGAGATTCAACCTTTATTGAGAAATGGATACCTAGCACTCCTATTCTTGTTAACACTTCAATTATTGCTGTTACTGCGGCTTCAAGTCCTATCATAGCCAATTTACTTAAAAACCTTATCAAAACAGCCATAAAGAAACTGAGCAAAAAGAAGGATAAATCAAAGGCACAAACATAAGCAAGCAAAATTACAAGCCCCTTACAGGCGATTCTGAGTGGACTTAATTTACTTATTTAGCTCAATTTTGTGTGTATGAGGGATAACTTGGTTCATTTTGGGTTTACTTACAATATCTGAGCAAAGATCAAAATATTCAGAATCTGGAGAATATTCAGCACCGCTAACTCTCAGTTCATGGCAGTTTTTCAATCTAGCCAATTCGTAATTCAACCTGGCTGTCGATAACTGTTGCCGCATTATCTTTTCTTGAGTGGTCGCACTTTTGAGGCAAGCATTTTGAAAACGCTTATCAAGTGGGACGGATATTGTAGCTGCTATCCCAAAATTCAAGGAAGTAGAGTCTTTATTGCCGCTGTAGTTTTCTCTGTAGTAGAGAATCTCACCAGCATTTGTGAGGTTGCCATCTGAGTCTGTTGCTTCGTTGTAGACAGGCGTATGAAAAATGTAGTCCTGAGGACGCTTTATTGCAACCGAAGTTGTGGCGAATGGGCTGATTGATAGTGTAGCTCCAGAACATTGAATACCATTGCCATAAGAATTTTCTGTCATAGGGCCTGTAAGCACCTGAGTGGCAAAGTTTGACACACTAGATGATGTATTGCTTTGTGGATTCGCTATTGTACTCTGATTTGCATAACTAGGTAAACAAGAAAAAAGAGTTATTAGTTGGAAAATATAATAGTAGTATCTGTTACCACCTCTGATGTTACCTGTCTTGTTATATCTATCACGCTTTCTAATGAAGGGCCTTTGTAAAACTCTGAAAATTGAAAAGCACCTTGACCTGTTTGTTGCCATTGAGGTTTTTGATCCATATTCAAGCCTGTCCATTCGTAGGTAGTTCCATTGATGGTTTCTGTCACTGTGGCATTTGGCATAGATATTGAATCACAGTTGCCGCATGAGATACCAGAACCAGTGACACTGTAGGTATAACCTGAATTGTAGCGAACTTCTCGGATATTTTCTGTGAGATTATTAGTGGTGACAGATCGACTTGTAGATGTGGCACTGTTAAAGTTTGGCACTACAGTTTGAGCATAAGCTGGACTAACAAAAAATATAATCGGCAGATATTTCCACATTAATCAACAGTTAAGTCTGTAACGAATTGACCTGTTAGAACAACCCCTGTTCCTGTTCCAGCAGAAAGTGTCATTGTGTGATTATCTAATGAAACGGCTGCTGTACCTACTGAGCCAGCACTTGTGGAAGTAAGGTCACTAAAATTGCTTACTGTCCCTACTGTTGGTGCTGACCCAGAAGTAGCGTCCCCTTCGAGGTAACTGGTACTGAATGAAAAAGCCTCGCCGCTAGTTGCTTGGGTAACAGAACTAGGAAAGCTTATTGCTGGTGTTCCTGATGTGACAGAACCAAACCCACCAATAGTTGCTGCTGAGTTTGAGTCTGTTGTAGTTATATTATTTCCACTGATGCTATAGCTTGAGCCAATTTTGTCGGCTGAAGTTGCTGCTGATAGACTCTCTAGCTTTACGCTTGAAGTTATCGAGTGTTGAATGTCACAGTAGGCCGCAGTTGGAACACAGAGGGCGGCAAGTAGTAAGAGCTTTTTCATTTGATACCAACTTTAGTATTCTTATTATCTACTATAACTGGTTTTTTTTGGTTGCCATTCTTACCTTTGACAGATATGCCATAGCTGCTTGCTATGTTCCCCACAAGGCCAGCCGCAAAAGTGTCAAGCCTTATCTTTTCCATGTATCCAAGAGTCATAACGGATAAACTCCACCCAAGAATAATAAATCGGACAAAATGGCCAATATAATCTGGACTGTCCTTTTCTTCTTCTTCCATCAGATTAAGGTTTCTTGTTTAATACTGGTATTTTAGCTATGTTTGGAAAAACAAACAAATCATGTCTAAATTTCTAATCAATCTATTTATCAGGTTCGGAAAATCGGAATCAGTGCGTAAAGGGCTAATTCTCATGCTTAAATCGGCTGCTGAGAAATCCGATAATGACGTTGACGATGCCATCGTCAAGATGATTGAAGAAAAATTATTTCCAGTAAAATGAAAATAACTAAATTTCTCAACATAAACATAGAACCAGCACCTCCAGAACTGGAACTGGAGATTGAAATGCAGTGTAGAGAAATAATGAAAGCTGATGATCTGGTTGATATAAAAAGATATTGCACTCATCTCGTCAGAAAAAAATTTGATCAGGATATTTTTATGGCCTCATTATTGAACAGATTAATAGAACTGGAAGCAAATCGTGTGGTAGTAGAAATGAGGCAAAGAAAACCTAAGAATCCTTTGAAACGCTTTTTTCGTATTCCTTAAGTTCTTCTGGTTTAAAATTCTTTACGAGTAGTTTTGGTATTTTATCAATCTCATAATTATATTTAAGGATTGCTGTCTTTATATGTTCTGAAACCCAAGTGCCGCTGTTGGCAGCTAATTCTGCTTTATTTCTTGAGTTAATATTTATCCTATGTTCTATTCCCTTCAGTTGTATATCAAGTAAATTTTTTTGTAGGTTTTTTATTCTTATCTCCTTCAGCTTTCTAAGTTTTAAAGAATCACTCATTTTCCAGTTCCACTATCCTTTTCTTTATAGCATCATATCTTACACAATATTCCTTGGT